GAACTATCATATATGGTGATGGTGATAAAAAAGATACACAACCAAAAGTATATGATATTCTAAGACCAGTATTAAGTACTGATAAATCTGTATGGGCACATTGTTTCTTAGAGGGCAAATGTATTGAACACCGCATTAAATCAAACATATATTATAAAAACATATACACTGAATATATGGGACAACAAAAGTATTATAAAAATTTATTTTTTCTTAATAATTATTTTAAAACTAAAAATATTCCTGCAATTTTTTTAAAAATGGAAAAAAATATAAGTGTCGATTTTGGATGGAAACTTCATTGCGAAAATATAAAAGTAAAAGATATGAAAGGAGATATTATACCGTTTTGGCGTGAAGATAAAGAAAAAATATATTACTGTAAAGATTACAGTTACAAATACAAAGAGAAAAAAAATCCGTACTTAGTATTTTTAAATGGAGTTCATCCAAATGAATTTGGTCATCAAAAAATTGCAGATTATATTATAGATAATATTTCTAATATATTTTAAATTCAAGGAAATAAATCAACAGGGTTTATGGAATGATTTGAAGGAATATTATGATATTTTACGCTATCAATATTCCATTTATCATCACATTCCCATTGTTCTGGAAGAAATTTTTGAGTACGATGAAAATATGCATATTCTTGTCTTAATTTTTCTTTAGCAAATTTAATATCATCATCAGTAAGTTTACTACTATAATTACCAGGTATCTCAATTTCTAACTTATCAATCGGCACATAAGGCAAATTAAGAAACTGGCACATAAAATTTAATTCTGTATCATCATCAGCATTAAAAATTTTTTCGTATACAAAAACACTTGAGTTAGATACTCCCCAAATATCGATACTCCAATTTTGCATAAAATTTGAACAAATTTTAGAATAATAATGATATTCTTTTTTATCAGTAAGAAGATGGTAAAAATATTCTTTTGCTTTTTCTTTTCCTGCTACCATGTTACAATAAGAATATAATCTTCTAATAGGATCTCTTACCATTTGTATAATTTTAACATCAAAATATTCTGTAATATAATCTCTAAAATGTTTTATTTGATCTAAAGTTAATGTTTGATACGATTGTGAAAAATCTGCTACTCCATAAAACATTTGTTTCTTAGAAACATAATATTCATAAATTTCTAAAAAATAATTTTTATAATTTTCTAAGGTTCTTTCTTTATAATATGGTTCAAATGATTTAAACTGATAATTTTCTTTAAACATAAAAAATTTTTCATTTAAAAAATTATTTTTAAATTTTTTTTCGCATGAATAATCATTTTGATAAATGTTATTCAAATAATAATGTTCTTTACCATGACCAAAATGAAGTAAGTAAGATTTATAAAAATGAAAATATAATGATGTTGTACCAGACTTCATCAATCCCGGACATATAACTAATAGAGGTTTCATACTCAAATAAGAATTGCCTTATATATAGAACTGATATAAAAGAAGTAATGCATATCTTGTTTAATGGATGCTCCTTGACTTGGGGAGATGAACTAGAGAATAAATTGGAAGAACGTTTTAGTACGCTTGTTGCTAATCATTATCAAGCAGATTATGAAAATATTTCTGATTGTGGTAGAAGTAATGATGCAATAACTCGAACCACGATGCAGTGGTTTGCGAATGGTAATAAAACAGATTTGGCAATCATTCAATGGTCAGTCATTTCAAGACTTGAAGGTTATGATGATTTAAATAAAAGGTATATTAATATCACTGTCGATACAAAAACTAAATGGCAAGAATTTTATAGAAAATATTATCATAATCAACTTGGTGTTGATACACTATTCAAAAATTATTATTTGTTAGAAAATTTTTTCATTCAAAACAATATACCATACTTATTTCTTATTCATGATTGTTGGGATAATACTGTTAAAAATACAAATAGTGTTTGGAAGGATTTTATTATAAAAAAAGATTTTCATATTTTACGTGATAATTTACGTGATAATTTATGTGATAAAGAAAATATTTTAGACGTTGATATTCATATCAGACCAAACAAAGGTCATCCAAATCCATTAGGTCATCGTACAATAGCAGATTATGTTATAGATACTATTGGAACTCTCTAATAGAAATAAATGTTACTCTCTTCTCCAGATGAGTATCTTTATCAATTACAAGCGAATAATAAAGCAGACGCAATAAGATTATGGAGAAAAGCAATAAAGGAAACATGGAATACTTGTTGCGCGTATTGCGGTGAAAATAAAGATCTAATGACGATTGATCATATTATCCCACAATCCTTAGGTGGCACAAATGAATTAATGAACGTTGTTTGTTGTTGTGAAGATTGTAACCGCGATAAGTCTCATACCGAAGTTGAGATCTGGTATTTTCAACAATATTTTTTTGATCAAGAACGTTGGAATAAAATAGAAGAATGGCGAACACCAAAAACAATAGGTTCAAAGAAGAGATATATAAGAGGTAAGAATGGAACTTCTACAAGATCAGTAATGCGATGAATTATAACGTATACATCAATCAAATGATTGCATTTAAAAATCTTACAAAAGAAGATGCTGAACAGCGTGCAAAAGAAATTCAGCAGATGATCTTTGCTGGTATTCCTACTCAATATACAGTTAAACAAATTAAAGTTTTGGAAATTAAATTATGAACCCTATTGCAAAACTTATTATATGGATCAAAGGTGAATATAAGTTATGGAAACTTCGCAGGGAAGATCCTTACATTTATGAAGATGATTGATCATGATTGGAATAAGTGAAGGTTTTCATGATGCTGCAATATCAGTAGTTAATGCTGGTAAGATTAAGTTTGCTGCCCATGCAGAACGTTATTCTAGGGTAAAGCACGATAAGCATTTAAATCTATCAGTATGTGCAGAAGCATTACGTTATACTGAAGATGATATTGTTGCATTCTATGAACGTCCTTGGTTAAAGCGTACTCGTCATTTTTTTGCAGGACAGTATAAGAGTGCATTCAAAGAAAGAAATATCTATCTCACCCCAAATCGATATTATTCACATCATCTCTCCCATGTTGCTGCAGCATTTCAGACATCACCATATTCAGATGCTGCATGTGTTGTCGTAGACAGTATTGGTGAGTGGGACACTGCTTCAATCTGGCACGCTCAGATGGTGGAGGGATGTGCTAAGTATAAGAAAGTATGGTCTAAGAAATATCCAAATTCTATTGGTCTATGGTATTCTTCTTATACAAAATGGGCAGGTTTAAAACCCTTAGACGAAGAATACATCTTTATGGGTATGGCAGCATTTGGTAAACCCTTATACGTCGAGCAAGCGCGTAAACTTCTCTCTAGAAATAACCACAAAGGCTTTCCCATCTCTATTGAAGGAAATCCAGAAGACAACTCAAAAAGCGCCGAAATTGTTCTCCATGAGGAACTGAGAAAAATTTTCAATAGGGCAAGGACAATTAGTAATAATATTTGTTATGGTGGAGGAGTTGCTCTAAATTGTGTGGTGAACGCTAAGTTACAAAAAGAACATCCGTTTATGTGGATTATGCCTAATCCAGGAGATGCTGGAGCTTCTTTAGGGGCGGCTTTGTTATCTTATGGTGGTAAAGTCATCTTCACCCCATATTTGGGTGAAACCATTCAAAAAACGATTGATCCAAAAGAAGTTGTTGACGCATTGCTTCACAAAGGCATGTGTGGAATTGCGAATGGTCCTGCCGAGTTTGGACCACGGGCTTTGGGTAATAGAAGTCTTCTAGCGGATCCTAGGACGATTCAGATGAAGGATTTAGTCAATACCATTAAGAAGAGACAAAGGTTTCGTCCATTTGCCCCTGCCATATTAGAAGAACATTGTCAGGACTATTTTCGTATGCCACCAGACAGTCGCTATATGTCCTTTGTATACGACTGTAAGCGTCCTGATGAGATCCCAGCATGTGTTCATGTAGATAATACCGCTAGGGTTCAAACAGTTCCTACATGGTCTTCCAGCGTCCTTAGAGAAATACTTGAATGTTGGTATGAACGCACTGGATGCCCAGTTCTTCTTAATACATCATTAAATATTCGTGGTATGCCAATTGTCAATACTTGGCAAGATGCTCAAGATTTTTCCAAAACTTATCTAGTTGACATATTCTAAATACCGTGGTATCATGCCTTTGGGTGATACCCGTTTACGTAAACAAATCAAATTGAAGTATATTTATGGCAAAAGGTTTTAGAGTGGTAACTAAACCACCAACATCATCTTCCGGTAGTACATCTAGTTTTAATATAGAAGAAGCAAAAAAAATGATTAAAGACAAGAGCATTGTCTTTTGTCTTCCTGGTAGAGGAGTTTCATATACATATCTCAAAAATTTTGTACAACTTTGTTTTGATCTTGTACAAAATGGTGCTTCAATCCAGATTTCACAAGACTATTCTTCAATGGTCAACTTTGCCCGTTGTAAGTGTCTTGGTGCCAATGTTCTTCGTGGTCCTAATCAACTTCCATGGGATGGTAAACTGAAATATGATTATCAACTTTGGATTGATAGTGACATCGTATTTGACACAGAATTGTTCTATCGTCTAGTATGGATGGATAAGGATATCTCTTGTGGTTGGTATGCGACTGAAGATGGAGTAACAACATCAGTTGCACATTGGCTTGAAGAAGATGACTTCAAGAACAATGGTGGTGTTATGAACCATGAAATGGTTGATGGTATTCAAAAGCGTCGTAAACCATTTACTGTGGATTACACTGGATTTGGTTGGACACTAATTAAGCATGGTGTGTTTGAGCATTCGGAGATAAAGTATCCTTGGTTTGCACCTCAGATGCAAGTCTTTGATTCTGGAGAAGTCCAAGATATGTGTGGTGAGGATGTTTCATTCTGTTTAGATGCAATCAAGGCAGGATTTGAAATCTGGTGTGATCCAGTCTGCCGAGTAGGACACGAGAAGACACGAGTAATTTGATATATAAAATTGGAATTTGTGTATAATTACACATGGAAAAATACGATATATACTGTCGGGGAGAAAAAATTTATTCTTCCGTTACAGAAGAAGAAATGTTGGATATCACGCAAGAATTTGCGGATCAATTTTATTCAAATGGAACTCCCCATCCTGACGATATTGTGGTAGAATATCTTGGTTACGATATTGAATAAATTATGGCAGTGAAAAATTCTTTGAGTGGTTCAAAAATTATTGAATCATCACCAAAAAATACTCGTCAGGGACGCTCCAAAAACACAAAAATTTCTGCTACAAGTAGAAATAGTTCTGGTAAGCGTTATAGAGGTCAAGGAAAATAATTCATAATCAATCTTTTGGTTTGAATTCCACTTCACACCATTATCGAAGATGGAGTTTACTCATACAGACAATAAAATAGAGTTATCAACATTACTAATGTCCCTGATGGTAACATCAGCAGTGATCAAGTTGACTGATGCATCGATAACTATAGACAAATTATTATCAATCTACTCAAAATAACTTATAGATAAGACAGGAGCAATCCTGTCTTTTTTTATGGCATATTTAATATAGAATGCCTATAAATACGAATAAATAGACGAAGATCCTATAAAAGTGCCTCTTCAAAAAATCTCTAGGGCTTTCAAAGATATTTCTTTATCAATGAAACGTCATCCAGTTACAAACGATATTCTTCCACTGAAAAATGAAGATGCAATCAAACGTGCTGTTCAAAATTTAGTAAGAATTCGTATTGGAGAGGTATTTTTCAATAATTTAATTGGCACAAGAATTAGCGGAGCATTATTTGAATTAGCAACAAGTGACTTTACTGCTCCGATAAAGACAGAAATTGAAACTGTTATTACAAACTTTGAACCAAGAGTTGTACTAAAAGGCGTTGAAGTTGATCCAGATCCTGATAATAATGCTTTAGAAATTACAATATCTTATGACATAGTTGGTTTATCAACGCCTACACAGACAGTCACTTTTATCTTAGAACCAACTAGACTATAATGGCACTAACACAATTTACAAATCTAAATTTTGAGGATATAAAAACCTCAATCAAAGATTATCTAAGAGCAAACACAAATTTTACAGATCATGACTTTGAAGGATCCAACCTTTCAGTCATTGTAAATCTTCTTGCATATAACTCTTACATTACTGCCTACAACACAAATATGGTGGTAAATGAGACTTTTATTGATTCCGCGACTTTGCGCGAAAATGTTGTATCATTAGTACGCAATATTGGGTATGTTCCTCGTTCAAAACGTGCAGCAAAAGCAACTGTAAACTTTTTTGTTAGTGGATTTTCAACAACAACAGACACAATTTCATTTCAACCTGGAGTTTTTGCAAATGGAAGCGTTTCTGATGTCAACTTTATATTTTCTTTACCCGAAAAAGTTACTATAGCGGCAGATACTGGTACTTCACTTGGAAGTTTAGAGATTTATCAAGGGCAATATCTTGAAAATTCGTGGTTAGTCAATAACTCTCAACCAAATCAACGGTATATCATTCCAAATGATAGCGTTGATACTTCAACTTTGCGTGTAAAAGTAAAAAATACGTCTACAGATACAACATCTATTGAGTATCAACTAGTAGATAATATTCTTGGCATCACCTCTACATCAAATATTTACCTAATTCAAGAAACAACTGACGAAAAATACGAAATTTTATTTGGTGATAATATTTTTGGTAAAAAATTACAGTCTGGGAATGTAATTACTGCATCTTACATCAAGACAAATGGTAAAGATGGTAATGGGGTGACTGATTTTAGGTTTGCAGGAACAATTTTTGATGAAAATAACGCAAATATAACGTCTTTCACTAGCGATTTGACATCACAGGTGCCATCTGAGAATGGTGATGAGATAGAACCTGTTGAAAGTATTAAATACTATGCCCCTAGACTGTATTCATCGCAACATAGGGCAGTAACAGCAAGCGACTATGAGGCAATTCTACCAACTTTATATCCAAATATAGAAAGTGTTAGTGCTTATGGTGGAGAAGATCTAGTTCCTCCACAATATGGAAGAGTTTTTATTGCAGCTAAACCTAGAAATGGATCTTTTCTATCTGAATTTACTAAAAAACAAATTTTACAGTCACTGAAGAATTATTCAGTAGCTGGAATTGTTCCTCAGTTTGAAAATTTAAAATATCTTTATGTGGAAATTGATAGTTATGTTTATTACAATACAAATTTTGTTGGTGATTCAAATAGTTTAAAAACAGATGTGATTTCTGCAATCACTTTTTATTCTAAAAGTTCAGAAATGAACCAATTTGGTGGAAGGTTCAAGTATAGTAAAATTTGTTCACTAATTGATAACGTTAATACCGCAATTACTTCAAATATCACAACTGTAAGGATTAGAAGAGATCTTGTTGCAAGTATAGGACAACCAGCACAATATGAGTTATGCTTTGGCAATCAATTTTATAATGGAAAAACACAATATAATGTAAAAAGTACAGGATTTACTGTTTTTGGCATAGGAGAAACTTGTTATTTTTCAGATGCAGTTGTAAATGGATCTAATATTGGTAATCTGTTCCTATTCCAAGAAATTTCTGTTGAAGAAATCAATATTTTATCAACTAAGTTTGGAACAGTTAATTATGACACAGGTGAAATCCTTATAGATACTGTAAATATTACATCAACCAGTTTATCCGACAATATTATTGAAGTTCAAGCAGTTCCTTTATCAAATGATATTTTGGCGAGAAAGGAATTGTACTTACAGTTAGATGTTGCTAAAAGTAATTTCTATATGAAACAAGATAGCATCTCATCAGGTGCAAATACTTCTGGAACAAGATTTGATATTCAGTCAAGCTATCAAAACGGTAAGAAAACAAGATAACAGATGATTGAAACCTCAATATTAAAAGTTAAAATCAATGAAATTATTCAGAGTCAAATCCCTGAATACATTGATGTCGAAAATCCTTATTTTGGAGAATTTTTAAAGCAATATTATTACTCTCAGGAGTATCAGGGAGGTCCCGTTGATATTGCAGATAACTTAGTTGAGTATAAAGGACTAGATTATCTAAACCCAAAAAATCTTATTGGATTTACATCACTAACATCATACATTAGTGGTGTTGATGATACAATCTATGTAAGTTCAACAGATGGTTGGCCAACACAGTGGGGTTTATTGAAAGTTGATAATGAAATTATCACTTATACAGGTATTGGATCCACAGTATTTACTGGATGCGTTCGTGGATTTAGTGGAATTGAAAAAAATACAAAAACTAATCACCCAGAGTATCTAACATTCACTTCTAGTGGAATTGCAACACATGCATCAAATGCAAAGGTTGAAAATCTTAGTAATGTTTTTCTAAATGAGTTTCTAAAGAAACTAAAGAAATTAGTTCTTCCCGGATTTGAAGATAGAAATCTATATGGTGATTTAAATGAAAGTAACTTTATTAGACAAGTAAAAGATTTCTATAAATCAAAAGGAACAGAAGAAGCATTCAAAATTCTATTCAAAGCACTATATGATGAAGGGGTTGAAATGGTTCAACCTCAAAAATTTGTTATCAAACCATCAGATGC